CTGGCGGTAGCCTTCCCACCCAAGACCATCGAGCGGTACTCGGAGAAGACGGGCCGTCGTCTGAAAGACAAGACCGAGGTGTTCAACCCAGGGTCCCGTAAGCAGATCGCAGAGCGTCTCCAAGAGCACGGCTGGGTCCCCGAGGAGTTCACCCCGGATGGACGCCCGAAGGTCTCCGAGACGATCCTGAGGGAACTGGGGGGATGTATCCCGGAAGCCTGGGTGCTGATGGACTACCTCCTGACCCAGAAGAAGATCGGCCAGTTGGCCGAGGGTAAGAACAGCCTACTGGGGTTGGCCGACAGAGACGACAGAGTCCACGGTCGGGTGATCGCTAACGGTACGGTGTCCGGGAGATGTGCCCATCACTCCCCGAACATGGCCCAGGTCCCTGCCGACGAAGAGTTCCGCAATCTCTTCATCGTCCCTGAGGACTATGCGTTGGTGGGCTGTGATGCTTCGGGGTTAGAACTGCGGTGTCTCGCTCACTATATGTACCCCTGGGACAACGGGGCGTATGCCCGCCAGATCTTGGAGGGTGACATCCATACGCAGAACATGGAGGCCGCAGGGCTGACTGACAGGTCCCAGGCGAAGACTCTGATTTATGCCCTCGTGTACGGCGCTGGAGACGCCAAGCTGGGGGAGATCGTGGACGGCGGTATGAAGGAGGGCAGGGCTCTCCGCAAGCGGTTCATGGACAACACCCCGGCTCTCAAGAAACTGACGGATGCCGTCAAACACAAGGCGAAGACCGATGGTGTCCTGAAGGGCCTGGATGGACGCAAGCTACACTGTCGCAGCCAACACTCAGCTCTCAACCTGCTGCTCCAGAGTGCCGGGGCTCTCCTTATGAAAACAGCCACCTGTATTCTGTCTGACAGGTTGGCCCGTATACAGCTATACAAACCTACGGACTGGGCTCTGGTCGCTCACGTACATGATGAGTTCCAGATTGAATGTCTGGAGGTTGTCTCGGACATCGTGTCAGACAACGCCCGGTTCGCTATTGAAGCCTCTGGGGATGTCTTCGACTTCCATATACCTCTAGCCGCTGAGTCCCGAATAGGAAGGAACTGGTGGGAGACACACTGAGTCCAGAGTACATCGCTGGGTTCCTTGATGGTGAGGGATGCTTTCGGTTCTTGGCCACCCCGATTGTCGAAGCTGCCACAACTTACCCGGAGACCTTGCGGGATCTCCACGAGAGTTACGGCGGGACATTTACAACGGCTTACCAGCCCGACTTAGCCCGTAAACCTATGTTTCGCTGGTATGTCATGGGACCTAATGCAGACCGGCTGTTAGAGGACATACTCCCGCATCTCCGGGAAAAGCACAGGCAGGCATCACTCTTGAGGAAGGTCCTTCGGTATCCCCCAAAGACAGAGATGCGGCAGGCGTTTCTGCGAGAACTCAAAGCCCTAAAGAGAATCCCGTACAAGACATGGTTCACTCAATTAAAGACTTCTTCATAGAGGAACTGATTGAGGAACTTCAACGGAGGAGCGGAGCCAGCGTGGTGTTCATCCGGCAGAAGACCAACGAACAGAAGAAGAAGTACCTGATGGGTGTCAGCGGTCCACCGACAGAGGTGACAAAGCTGATGGTTATCGGGAGTGACCACATCCTGACAAAATTCGACGAGGAAGAAGATGACGACGACCCTACTGATAGACGCGGACATCCTGATCCACCAGACGGCAGCCTCATGTGAGCAGATCATCTGTTGGGATCAGGCGGAAGACATCTGGTCTGTAACGGCAGATGCCCGTGAGGCCAAACAGCGGGTGGACTGTGATGTCCGCTGGTACAAGGACCACCTGAACGCTGACAAGGTGATCCTGTGTTTCACGGCACCGGACAACTTCAGGAACGATGTGGCGGAATACTACAAGAGCAACCGCAAGGGCCAGAGGAAGCCAACGATCTTCCCCGAGCTGCGTCGGTATTGCCTGGACGCCTACAGGTGCCGGGTGATTGACCGGCTGGAGGCTGACGATGTCATGGGCATCCTCAGTACCTCCCGGTCCATCAAGGGTACGAAGATCATCGTCAGCGAGGACAAGGACCTCCTACAGATACCGGGGTACGTCTACCGGCCCTCTGAAGGAGAGGTCAGGAAGATCACCAAACGGGATGCAGATCGCTGGTTTCTTACCCAGACGTTGACCGGGGACTCAACCGATGGATACCCCGGCCTGCCTGGGTGCGGACCCAAGACGGCGGAGAAGATCCTGGAGGTGGGCTGCTGGGACGAGGTTGTCCAGGCGTATGAGAAGAAGGGTCTCGGGGAAGACGAAGCTGTCCGTCAGGCTCAACTTGCCCGCATTCTGAGAACCACTGAGTACAATCTCAAGACCAAGAAACTGAAACTGTGGACCCCTGAGAGGAGGAAGGTATGAATCAGAACGAGCTGTTTGAGTTCCATCAGTCCATGGCCGAGAAGGCCCTGGCTATCTGTAAGAAAAAGAACAACGACTACACGTCGGCTGCCGGTGGCGGGAATGATCCCTTTGCCAACTTCAGTCGCGTGGAGGCCATGGGGATTATGACCACGGAACAGGGGTTCCTGGTTCGCATGACCGACAAGATGTCCCGGCTGTCTACCTATGCCGACCTCGGGAGACTGGAGGTTGGCGATGAGACGGTGGAGGATACCCTGCTGGACCTCATCAACTATTCGATCCTATTGGCAGCATACCTAAGGCACCGTAATGGCAGATAAGATCCGCCTTACGGAACACGCATTCCCTCGTATTACGAAGGCTTTAATGGCCGAATTAGAGGAAAGGTTCCCTCCCCGGTTCCCAGGTCTCGATTGGAAAGACCGCGAGATCTGGTATCGGGCGGGCCAGCGGTCTGTTGTGGACTTCCTGGCTGAACTCTTCAACGAACAAGTGGAACGAAGCAAGCCATAACCATGTGCCTATTCAGTAAACCCAAGATGCCGGAGATGCCCGCACCTCCTCCGCCCGCTCCCCCGGCTCCCACCAGGATGACCAGGAAGATCCGCCCCACCCCTATCGGGCGGTCACGCACGGCTTCTGGCGGTTCCCAGGGTTCTCTGAGCCGTCTTCGTATCCCCCTGAACCTACCCCAGTAACATGGAAAGAAGCACCGCCGCAGGCCTCTACACCAAGCTCTCAAGCAAACGTGATAGTTACCTGCGACGTGGCCGGGATGTTGCGAAAGTAACTATCCCGCACCTGTTGACGGAAGAAGGTCACTCCCACTCCACCAAACTGGCTACCCCCTATCAGTCGGTCGGTGCCCGTGGGATTAGTAATCTGGCTAGCAAGCTCCTCCTAAGTCTCCTACCCCCTAGCCAGCCCTTCTTTCGTCTTCAGGTGGACCCCTTCACCCTTGAGCAACTCACGGGGATGGAGGACGCCCGCACGGAAGTCGAGGCGTCTCTTGCTGAAATCGAGAATGCCGTACACGGGGAGATCGAAGCGTTGGCCCTCCGGGTGCCGGTCTTCGAGGCCCTGAAGCAACTGGTGGTCTGCGGGAATGCTCTGATGTATATGCCCGAAGAGGGCACCATGCGGGTCTATAAGATGGACCGCTATGTGGTCCAGCGGGACTACAAGGGTGACATCGAAACCATCGTCATCAAAGAGACCATCTCTCCCTCAGCTCTGCCTGAGGAGGTCCGGGCGATGCTGCCTTCGGAATCTACGGGTGGCTCAGAGGACGGTGTAGACATATACACCTGCGTACATCGGTCAGACAAAGACAACTACGAGGTCTGGCAGGAAGCTGCCGGTGAGACTGTTGAGTCCACCATGGGCACCTTCAAGGCTGACAAGCTCCCCTATATGGCGCTCAGGATGAACGCTGTGACCGGGATGGACTATGGGTACGGATACGCTGTCGAACTGTTGGGGGACCTCCAGAGCCTTGAGGCGCTGTCTCAGGCGATGATCGAGGGGGCTGCCGCTGCCTCCAAGGTCCTATTCTTGGTGGACCCAGCGTCCCCCACAAGAGCCCGTACATTAGCCGAGGCTCCCAACGGAGCCATCCGAGAGGGACGAGCGGACGATGTGTCCGTGGTCACGCTGGGATCTAAGGCAGCAGACATGAGGATTGCCTACGAGGCGATCAACAATATCTCCGAGAGACTGGGGTACAGCTTCATGCTGAACACCAGTGTCCAACGGCAGGGTGAGCGCGTCACCGCCGAGGAGATCAGGTACATGATCCAAGAGCTGGAGGCCCAGCTTGCCGGTCAATATTCGATCTTGTCCCAGGAACTCCAGATGAAACTGGTGACCCTGGTGATGGACCGCATGAAGTCCCAGGGGCGTCTACCGAAGATCCCCAAGGACATCGTGAAGCCCACCGTGGTCACCGGCATTGAAGCCCTGGGTCGCGGTCAGGATCTCACGAGACTGGATGTCTTCATCGCGGGGGCCATGCAGACCTTTGGTCCTGAGATGCTCAACCAGTATCTCGACATCCGGGATTATTTAGAACGTCGAGCGACGGCCCTGGGTCTACCCATGAAGGGCCTCGTGAAGACTGAAGAGCAGATCCAACAGGAGACGCAGCAAAACCAGATGCAAGGCATGGTCCAACAGTTCGGACCCCAGGTCTTGGATATGGCCCAGAAGAACATGGAAGCCCCTACACCCGAGGAAGGATAAATGGCTGAATACAGCAAAGTACAGTTTGAAGAAGGAACCGCAGGCGAACCCAAGGTGGACTCCGCTATGGAGGAAGCACTGGCCGCTGAGACGCCGGAGACACCCCCGGAGCCCGAGGGTCTTCAGATCCAGCAGGCGGACGGCGTAGAGAACGTCACCGAGAAGTTTGCCGGTGACTTCGACAAACTGGCGGAGGCATACAGTGAACTGGAAAAGAGATTCCACGCAAAACCCGAGACACCTGCTGAGGCTCCTCGGGCTGGTCTGGATGAGCTTCAACCGTATGTCGATGAGTTCACGGCAACGGGCCAACTCAGCCCTAAGAGTCGCGCTGCATTGGCTGAGAAGTTCCCTGAAGAGCTGATTGACGATTACCTCCAGAAGTCCGCGACTGCCTCTGAGTTTGAAACCCTCAAGCAACAGCAGGAACTCGGGGCGATCTACTCGTCAGTCGGTGGCGAGGATAACTACAACCGCATGGTCACCTGGGCAGCAGACAACCTCCCGGCTGAAGACATCAACGCCTTCAATGATGCCGTGAACTCTGATCTCGCCCAGGCCAACTTGGCCGTCAAAGGACTGGCGGCCCTCTATACACAATCCACCGGGTCTTCCCCCCAACTCCTACAGTCTCGACCTGAAGGAAGTTCCGGCCCCTCTCCCTATGAGTCTTTGGCCCAGGTCACGGCTGACATGAAGAACCCGGAATACAAAACAGATCCGGCGTTCCGAGCGAAGGTCCAAGCCCGACTCAGTGTCTCAAACGTGATGTAAACAATGGAACTACCGAAATTCTCAGTGGGCAGTTTGACAAGCACCTCCGAAGGTGTTTCCCAGACTGGTCTACTTGGCCTATGTGGCTGGGTGCTTATGGGCGACTTCTCTGACTCCATCAAGACCGCCGCTCTTATTGCGGCTGCCGTTGGCTCAGGTCTTTATGCAATCAGCCGTGGGATGGCAAAGAAAAATGCGAAGTAGTCTTATCGCCCTGGCCCTTGTTGGGGCTCTAGCGAGTTGCGCTGTTCTGGATAAGACCATCGACGTTATCACCCCGGACGGCGAGGTTGAAACAACCACCGTTGGGGACCTAGTTGCCGACAACTCCGAAGGCATCTCCGGTGCCGTCGAGGGAATCGTCGGGACTGTCACGGGTAACCCCATGGCCGCTGGCGGAGCTGCTGCTCTTGCTGCGGTCCTCCTAGGTAGGGCTCGCCGTCGCAAGAAGGCTGCGGTCGTTGCCGAAGAGCCTAAGGATACCCCCGAAGCGTAATGTTGAGGCCCCTCCTGGTTGGCGCACTAGCCTTGGGGGGCTGCTCAACCCCTGGTGGTCTGGGGAACGCCCTGACCCCGGATGAATTCACCTTAGGTAAGGGTCTAACGGACTCTAATCTTTCGGGAGCCACTAATCCCTGGTACGACCAGCAGGGTGGGGATTGGCCCATCGACATGGAAGGTGAGACTGAGTCTACCTACATGGCGCTGACTTGGGACCTCCCGACATGGGACTCCCCAGAGACCAGGGAAGACCGGCGTAAGATCCGCGAGGAGTCTTTGATCCTGGATATGGCGGCAGAGGA